TTATCGGCCATGAATCGCTTGGCTCCCATGGAGTTGATACAGCTGACCATCTGATCGGTGAAATAGGCCCGGAATTTGTCGATGTCGCGGTAGTGATCAAGCTGAAGCCGACCTGCGGCATCGTTGACGACCGACACCCTTGGCAGGATATGGGCTGCACGCCCTGCGCCCTTCATCGCTTTTCGGATCAGAATCTCCGTTTTTCCGCTTCCCATCGGGGATTTGACGATAACGGTTCTGCCTTTTCCTAGTTCCTCCATCACGGCAAGGACAGCGTCCTCACCAATGACGAGGTGCCCACCTTCGTTTCGCACCGTTTGAAACTGTCGATACTGCTGAACCTTATTCGGATCAATGCCGGCGATGGCTTTGGCCTTGTACTTGCCAGCGATGACGACTGAACGAATGGCCTTGAAGATCATGCGCTGATCAGCCCGGATGCCGAGGGCCTGGGTGATCCGCTCGCGGAGCGCTTCTTCTGAAATGAGGTGGGGTACCTTGAGCATGACCGCCAATCTTCTCACAATCGCCGGCATCTGCTGCGCATAGGCATGGCTGAGAAGGGTCAGTAAAAACTGATCGCGTTCCTTCGGCGGCCGCACAGTATTGGCAGGATCGGCCAGGGTTTGCCGAAGCTCATCCAGTCCGAGGCAGGTATGAATATCATTGAAGTCTGTCTTAACCTGACCGATCAGCGGCGGGACTATGATCTTAAGGCTCTCGCCTCTGGTCCGGTTTTGCTGCGCGGCTTCCAGAGCCTTGAACACCCCGGTGTTGCCCTTTGGTGTCCAGTCGTTGTCGGCCGCGATGATAATTTCGTGTTCGGGATACTTTGAGCGGATATAGGCGCAGACCGGGTCGAGGTTGCTCGCGCTATAGGCGAAAACAACTGCCGAGCCAGTGGCCAGAAAAATGCTGGCGCAGGTTGCAAAACCTTCGCCGATATAGATCGCTTTGCTGGTTTCCGGGTTGCCGATGATCGAATGCGCACCGACGTACTGCCCTTCCATGACAGCGGCCGTGAGCTTTTTCGCTCCATCGGCATAGATGCGCTGAAGTCCGACGTAATGTCCGTCGCGGTTGAAAAGAGGAAAACAGATGAATGGAGTCAGGCTTCCGCTGCCCATGACCTTGCGATCCGAGGTCTGCCGTAGCTCAAAATGATCAAGGATGGCAGCAATGCCTTTTGTGTCGAGATAGGGAAACCCGGTGCTTTTCTGCGCGGAGTCCCAGCCTTTCTGATAGGCAAGGAACCGTTCCTTGCGACGCTTTCGCTCGGCTTCCTCGCGGCTGACGTTTCGCTTCGGAAGCTGCCCACCGTAGCCACCAGGCGAACGCGAATACCAATTGCGTGTGACACCGCCGTGTTTGCGAGTGTGGAATGTGATGCTGAGCTGCGGGCTGCCGCCCTTATCTGTGAACTCGCGGACCCACATCGTACAGCGCTTGCTGTACTTTTTATGAATGGTGGGAAGATCATGGTGCGTGCCGGCCGTCAAATCCTTGATCTGATACCAGTCGATCCCGCATGCTGCAGCGAGGTCGGCCAGTTCACTGGCATGTTCCATGAGCAGATTTTGGTTGACCATCCTAGGTGTCCAAGTCCTTTGAGACTGTTTTGAATGACTTTGCTGAGTTAGTGGGTCGCACCCCTCATTTTGAACAGTCTAACGAGTTGAATTTGAAAACATAATCGTACGAATCAGCAATCGCTGATCTAGCAGCTGCTGCACTAGCAACAGCTGCATTGGCAACAGCTGCATTGGCAACAGCTGTGTCGGCAGCAGCTGGTTTAGCAATTGCTGAGTCAGCAGCAGCAAATAAACGCAGTTGTTTTTATGTGATTTTGTTCAGCAGTAAATCGTGAAATTAAGCTCTGAGACAGGCAATGAGACAAATTGTTTAAGCGCAAAACTGGCTGTGTTAGCGAATATAGCAACTGCCGAAACAGAAAAAGCTAAAACGGCTATCTAGTTTAATTTGCTGATGCAGCATTTGCCGAAACAGAAAAAGCTAAAACGGCTATCTAGTATGATTTGCTGATTCAGCATTTGCCGAAACAGAAAAAGCTAAAATGGCTAATCACTTAACGACCAGCATGACATTTTGGGTGCGTTATGTATTTTATTCAAAAAGTTTATTTTTAATGGTTTAAAACAACAGCCGCATGCTATCATTTTTTTAAACCAGACTTTGAGGAGTCGCGCGGCGATGGAACTGTACCTAACACCAGTTGATGTAGCAAACGTCCTCGGTATTACTGTTCAAGGTTTGCACAAATTGTGCAAAGACAACGGAATCGAGACTCAGCAAAAAGGGCAGCGCCAGCATAGAATCTATCCAGCTACATTGGATCGGATCATTTCTTTGCGCGGCGGTCTGAAGAAGAAGAAGCGATATTTTTGTCACCATAATGTCAAAGGAGGCGTGGGCAAGACATTGCTTGCGCATGGGTTGAGTACTAGAGCGAGCACTTATGCTCATAAGTCGCTTGTTATCGACCTAGACAAGCAAGCTAATGCGACGAACAGTTTGGGTATTAACGATGATCACAAAGATGTCGTTACTATGAAGGATCTGTTTGATAAGCGCATGGCTGGAGAAGTATACGACTGGCACGATGCACTCTTTGAAATCACTCCGTACCTTCATGTCCTCCCATCAAATCTCGGCTTGGCTGAACTGGATTTGGCTCTAGTGAACTCGGGCGCTGATGTCGGAAAAATTTTTTCGCGTTTACTGTCTGGTGCCAAAGACGAGTATGACGCAATATTTGTTGATTTAGCTGGCGAGTTCAACCGCGTTTCCTTTGCTGCGCATGCTTTTACAGGTTGCGCACTGATTCCAGTTAATACTGAAGGCTTCTCAGTTAAGGGCTTGAAGCTCATGAAGAAGCATATTGACTTTGTTAAGCAGGAATATGAGTCAGAAGGTGATTACAAGGTTGTGATCAATAAATTCGACCAGAGGACAAATCTATCGTTTGAGATGTTGTCGGACCTCAATATGGTATTCAGTAAGGATCACCTCTGCAAAGAAGTTATACCTAACTCCAACGCGCTTGTGAAAGCATTGACCAGTGGTGATTCTATATGGAGTGTGCCACGCACCAAAGCTCCGGCACTGGATAGCATCGACAAATTACTGATCGAATTGTTTGAAATTGATTCTTGGAAAACCCAGTTAGGATCCAAAGCCAAGAAGGGTACTGCATCCGTCATGGAGGCCGTGACCCATGGATATTGAAAGCCTCCTTGCTAAGGGCCGATCAAAGACTGCGAAACCGCCACAAAAGTTAAAAAAGAACCAAGCTTCGTCAAGCGATTTAGCTGAAACAGCTAAAGCTGAATCAGCTATAGCTAGTTCAGATAAATCTGAATTGTTATCAGTAGTTAGCAAAAAAGATGGTGAGGTTTTGAGTGTACGCGAAGATTTATATTCGCCCGTAGCCAGTCTGGACGTGAGAACTGGCTCTCACACTGATTCAGCCTCGGTGCCCATGCAAGACGATTTGATACCATCGAAGGATACAGAGTCAACAACAGTCGAAAAGGCCTCATTCGTATCAGAAAAAGCTGATACAGCTAACGCCGTTTCGGCAATTGCTGAAAACGCAATAGCCGTATTAGCAAATGCTGTTTCGGCTGTTTCTGAATTAGCGAATGCTATTTCAGCAAAAGATGATATAGAAAAAGCTGAACCAGCAATAGCGGCAATAGCAAACGCTGTTACGGAAACAGCCGATATAGCAAATGCTGATACAGCTATAGCTAAATCAACAATAGCTGACTCAGCAATAGCCAAACCGACAATAGCTGGCTTGGCATTAGCTGAAATAGCAAACGCTGATACATCAAACGCTGATACATCAAACGCTGATACATCAAACGCTGATACATCAAACGCTGATACATCAAACGCTGATACATCAAACGCTGATACAGCTATAGCTAAGTCAACAACAGCTGGATTGGCGATTGCCGAAACAGCAAAAGCCGATTCGGAAAATGAAGAGGCAGGGAAATTCTCCAAAAGTATTGCTGAATCAGCAAATGCCAAAGTAGCAATTGCTACTACGGCAACATATGACGCACCGAAAAGCACATCAACCTTATTGACCGTTTCCTCCACAGAAGATGCGAATTTTTCAAATGCTGAGTCGCTAAAAGTCATTTCGACTGGTGTTAAGTCAACTAGGAGCGAGGCACTTGATGGAGGCGAAAACTCTTCATTACAAAACTCGCTTTTAAATGCCAGTGACACCGACAAGGAGTTTGTTTCTCGGGTAGTAAGTTACCTAGCATCCTCCGAGTTTGGGCTGCGAGAAATAAGGATCGCCTTATATCTTCTTGGCCGAACAATTCGAGAAGGAAGGGGCTGGTTGCTCTATTCCAATCAGGAAATTGAACAAGGAACAAAATGCCACTTCACCCATGTTTCGACGTCAATGACTTCTTTGGAAAAATACGGATTCATTGAGCGTACTCATCCTAAGCGGACAGCCGAGAAGAAAAGTTTTCGTATAGTATGGCCCTGAATTCAAGCTACGAGTTGTCCTCGCTTGGTTCATCAGCGACGCTCTGTTGAGCATATCCGCTCTCAGAGCACTGCACACTACTTAGAAAGCCGCCCGCATCTATGGTGTGCTCGACGCTCTTGATAATCCATTCACCGTCAACGCGCTCCCGTATGCCCCTCACAATACATTTGCGTTCAGCAGCGAGATCCAGATCGCCAGGTACGGTGAAACTGAGGGTCTTGCCTTTCCGGGAGATCTCCCGAAATTTCGCCTCGGCAACCTTGCGCGCCTGAGCTTCGGACACCTGATTGAATTCGAGTTCCAGTACAACGCCCTGCTGACCGAAAAAAACATAGCGCTTGGCTGCAGCCTGTGAGTCGTACCAGTATGCTCTTACGCCAGTATATTTTCTGGTCTGATCGCCTGAAAACTCGAACCTGATTGGATTTGATACTTCTATCTTTGGAAGATCACCGCCAGAAGCCTTACGGCTCTTGTCAAACGGGGTTGCAATCAAACGTCCACTTGCTACTTTGAACAGAAAATCGTAGCGGCGCCCGAGCCGCTGAAGGAAGGCGGCGTCCGACTCCGTCTGGTTCTCATGGGCGATTGGAATCGCTTTGAGATCGGGGATCACGGCGGGCAGTAGACCATTTCGCCGCGCAATGGCGGCCACCAGATCGCCGAGGGTGGTTGACTCCCATGACTGCTCGCGCCGGGTCTTGAGCGATGCCGCCTGGTTCATCGCCGAAGCTTCGATCTTCAGAATGCGCGGTGGGCCGGACACGGCGATATGCTTGGTTGCAAAGCTTCCGACATTGACCAGGACGTCCTTGTAGCCGATGGCGACCTCAAACACCTGGTTGTCTGCTGGCAGCTCAATCGGTGGGTCATCGGCCAACTCAATCGACATCGAGTCGGACTTCAGCTTTTTCTCATCGCGTATGGTGAGCTTCAGAAGGCGACTGCGGATGGCATTGGTCAAGTCCTTGCCACCCGAGGTGATACGGAAATTCGGGATCAATCAAAAATTCTCACGCTTTGGGTTGTGTCGGTGGGGCGGGCGAGATCGGGAAGGAAAATGATGGTGGGAAAAGCCAATGGAGTTATGCGGCCGAGATTGTCGAATAGATCGAGGCGATCCCAGTTTGCTCTGAGGACGGCTTCCACCGAACCAGGCAGCTCGCCGTATTCGTCCCAGCAAATTCGGTCCAGTTCCTCGCCGTCATAAAGCGATCGATAGCGCACTGTATTTTTCCAGTTCAAGAGTGAATTCAATTTTGCGCGGAATCCCGTCACCGTAAAAGATGGTCCGGGACTCCTTGATACGATGAATGATGCAAAGACCAAGGTTCTGGCCAAGAACAGTATCTGCATAGACGAAGCGCTGCGGCTTTCCTGAAAGTGCAATGTCCCGCAGCTTTTTAAGGTGATCGATGCGGCCGGATACCTCGGGATAGAGAACTCCCGCGACTGTCCAGATATCCTGATGGGCAGTGGCCCCTTCGTCACGCGGATTTGCACCAAGATACTGAAACACTGGCGGGGCATTGATTGGCTCCTGGCGGATCCAGCGATAAGTGGTCTCGCGGTCCATCTTGTCTGGCATCAATGTAAGCAGCTCGAACGAGAAATCGCCAAGCCTTGCCAGGACCTCTTTTCTTGTCAAAGGGATAGGATCAATGGCCATCAGCTCACCATGGGTTCATCAAAGAGATCAAATGATGGCGTCATGCGAAACGCCGACTGAATCTCAGCTTTGATTTTTTGCGCAACTTCGATTGGAGCTTTGGGGCCGGATTCAACGTGAACCTTAGCATTGACGGTGATCACATTGCGCTGGGTGTAACCCGCTTCGCTGCGAGCTTCGCCGGGAAGCGTTGGAACAGCTGATTTGATGTCCTTTACTGGCGACTCAAATAGACCCGAAAGAAAATCCTTGGCATCGTCCGCGCCTTTGTCGGCCGCATCCACCATGCGCGAAAGAAATCCTGGTTTTTCAGGACCAGTGATGGAGATGTCCGTATCATCGGTTGGAAAGATCTTGCTAATGTAGGGCTTGATCTTTTCGTAAACCGTTTTGAACATTCCGATGAGTTTTTCCCAGTTCTTCGCTATGTAGACGACGGGATGCCAGCTCATGTGCTCTTTAATCCAGTCCCAAGCGGACTTAACAGCCGTCGTGACCCGCGAGAGAAGGTCGAAAAAGTAGACCTTTAAGGCCTCCCATTTTTTGATGAGCCAGGGCTGGATTACTCCCCAGTTTTTCCAAACTAAAAAGAGCGCTACTGAAATGGCTGTGATCGTCAGACCGATCGGCGTTGTAAGAAGAGCCGCTCCGACCGCGCGAATGCCGGTGATCACCACGCCTATGGCGCTTGAAATAGCAGGACCCATCGCAATCAGCTTCTGAGCACCCTGCAGCAAAAGAGAGCCGCCCATGCTGATGCCTTTCATACCGATTTTCGCGCCGCCTCTGGCTGCCTTTGAAAGCCCACCTAATCCAGCCTTGGACAGAACCTTGGCACCTCGCAGGAGCCCGGATCCGCCACGTTTCATTCCCCTGAACAGTCCACGCGAGATGCTGCCAGGAAGCTTGTCCTTGCCAAATCTTTTGTAGGTTTTGCCGACGGCATCAACAACTCCGCTCAGTGCGAATTTGCTGACTGCAAGGACTCCGTTAAGAAGAGCAAGTCCTCCAACCGTGATCATGACCCATTTTGCCACTTCACGATGCTTCGATATCCATTTTGCAAAAGATTCGGTAAGCGGTTTGATAACATCCGTGATCTCTTTAAGAACCGGGAGGAATGCGTCCCCGAGCGACACCATCATGTCGCCGAAATCGCCGGAGATTTGCTCCAGATCGTTGGCAGCATTCTCGCTAAGAGCCTTGCGGGTCTTTTTCATGTTCTGGGTTTCATCGAGAGCCTGCACGAGCTGATCGGAATCCTTGCCGCTCTTTGAGAATTCCGTGAGGAGTTCGCGCATCCCTCGGCGGGTCTTTGAAAAAAAGATCTCTATGTATTTGAGCTGCTCTTCCATGGGCAGAGTTTGAAGCGCAGTTCGCACTTCGCGTGTCAGCTCTTCATTCGATTTCTGGCCGCCGAGAGCTTTCGTCGGTTTAATGCGAAGTACCTTCAGAGCCTTTTGAGCATTAGGATCTTTCGCATCGAATTCCACGGTCTTCATGTCTGAAAGCGAAGGGGCCATGCCGATACCTGAAAGAATCCTCGCAATCTGCTTATTGAAGGCTTCTCCTTTGAGGCCCTTCAATGACCCGCTAAGGTTTTGAATCAGGCCGCCTCCGGACATCGCTCGATTGAACTGGACACCCATCTTTGCTGCCAGTTCCTTGATCTTTGCATCAGGCATACTTAGTAGGTTCTCGCCGAGCTTGTTGAAAGCCGGCGCCAGACGGTATTTCTTAATCTCCAGCTGAAGGGCTCCGCTCTTTTCGGCCTCCGCTATCTTCGCAACGCCCGGTGCGGCTTCCTCACCGGCTACCTTCTTCCAGACCGCGGCCTGCTGAGCTGTGCCTGTTCCAAGAAGGGCTTTATTCATATCGTGGATGATATCGAGCCAGTTGCGCATATTGCCGGCGCTGTCCTGGAGCTTGACGTTCATGTCCTCCAAAACCTTCTTCGTTGCTCGCGGGGGATCAGAGAGTCGAAGAAGAAATGCCCGCATGGTCGTACCAGCCATCGAACCTGTGATAGCGTTATTGTGCAGAACCGACGAAGCGCCCAGGACCTCTTCAAGGCTTGATCCGGTGACTGTGGCGATGGATGCCACGTACTTGAGCATTTCGCCGAGGGATTCAAGGCTGGAAGCAGAAGACGTATAGGCGGCCGTCAGAGCATCACCGACCCGCTCCATTTCACTGACATCGATGCTGAAACCACGGAGGACCGATGCCGTAATTTCCGCCGTTCGTGCCAGGCTGGTCATGCTGCTATTGGCAAGGGCGAGCAGGTGGGGCATCGTCTCAATGATTTCGTTTGTGCGAAAGCCTGCAGTAGCCAGTTCGTTCTGGGCCTCAGCGACCTGCAGGGCCGAGTAGACGGTTTCGGCACCAAGCCGCCGTGCATCCTCTTTCAGTAATTTATACTCAGCCGATGTTGCCCCGGCCATGGCCTTGACACGCGACATCTGCTTTTCAAAGGCGATGGCAGCGGCCAGAGGTTTGGTGAAAAGATATCCGAAGCCAACGGCTGCAATCGCATGCCGGGCTGCATCCGAGCGCAGATCCTCTGCGCGATCTGAGAATGTTCTGGCTCTGTTGTGGTTTTTGATGGCCGCATTCTGGTGTGCCATGGTCTGGTTCAGCTTCTTTTCAGCTTGATCCAGATCATCCACATTAACCCCGGCTTTCCTTAGAGAGTCCGCATATTTCTTTGCATTCTCTTCGCTTTTCTTGAGCTGGGACTCAGTGGCTTTGAGCGTCGAAGCCAGATTTTTTTCATTCCTCGTCAAAAGTTCCACGCTGGTGCCATCGAGGATCGCAGCTTTGCGGTGATCGTGGGCAGCGGCGGTGGCTTTCTTCAACTCAGCCGTGGCCGATTCGTGGACTTTCTTTGCCTCGTCGCGTTCTCTCTTGAGCTGACGCAGATGTTCTTTTTGAACCTTGGAGGGATTCAGAAGCTTTTCCTGGGCTTCCTTTTCCTTGGCGTAAGCCTCACGCCGCAGCCGATATGTGGCGAGACTTTGCTGTGCAGATCCTGCTGCCTTCCTCTCGGCATCACCAAAGGACTTGGCTGCTGCTGTTGCTAACGCCCTCGCGTCCGTCGCTTTTTGCAGCTCGGCCGATTGGAAAGCAATATCCGAAGTCAGCTTTTGCACGGACTCCCGACTCGCTTTGTAATTTTGGATATCGGCTGACGTTGCCTTCAGACCCTTAAGGCTTTTTTCGAGCCCCTTGACCCGCTCATCGGCCGTCATGAAAGTTGCATTGAAGGCCGTATCGAACGCAGCTTTGATCTTTACCCTGACGTGTCTATCAGTCATTTACAGCTTCCCAGGTTTCTTCATCTTCGCTCCCGTGTTTTGCCTCATCGTCAATCAATGCGTAGAGCCAGCGATCGAATTCCTCGTAGGCCATCTCCAGGCATTCGGTGGCCGTGAAACCATAGCGTTCGCGCATGATGGCTATGCTTCGCATCAGCGTTTTTGCCGGCTCCCGCTGGGTGCCTTCCCCGGCTTTTTTCCAGTGCTCACCTGCTCCATGAGCCCATGACGCGCGGCGTATTTCTCCATAACTTCATTGACGTGTGCTGAAATCACGTCCATGTCGTCAGCGGAGATATCGCCGAAGGATTCAGCTGGCAGATTTTCGCAAAAAGACATGACCAGTGCTTCGTGCTGCTCGCTTTCAGTTTTGCTGACACTATTCGCTAGAGCCATCTTGTGGCGGGTTTTGAAGTAATCGGAGAGTATGACGGCGTCGTACTTTTTGCCCTTAAAGTGAAGGGCCTCAATCAAAGGAAGGTCCATTCTTTTCTCTTACTGTGGAAGAATCAGGCGAGTTTGAGGCCTTTGCGAGCGGCTTCGTGCTGGTCGAGTGGGCCATGCATCGTGATGCCGCGCATAACATCGATAGTTACCAGTGGAATGACTCCGCGTGTCATGACCCAGCTGATGACGGACATCTCAAGGGTCTGGTTTGCAGATTTGGGATCACCAGCCTTGAAAGTTCCCGGATCGACTGTTTTGATCCAGCCGCGCAGGATGCAGGTTAGGTTGTCCGTCGTGCCATCGATGGCTGCGATATGACCAAAGATGGTTACGGTAACAAATCCCGAAAGAACAACGCCGGCAGACAGGTAGCCTTCGATGGTTTGTTCACCAAACTTCATGGTGCATTCAAGCTTTTCAAGTCCAACCGGAATCTCGATGGGCGCATCCATGCCGGCCCCGCGCCATTCCTCGGTTTTGTACTTGATCTTGGGAAGAGTGATTTCTTCGCAGACGCCGGAAAACTCCGACACGCCGAACGTCACGTTGAAATTTTTCAAGTGCTTTGGATATTTCATGATTTGATTCCAGGGAGAGGAGAATGCGGCTGGCATGGTGGGCTGATGGGAGCCAGCCGCGGAGGATTAGGGGTCGAGATCAGTTATTGCAGCAGATGGCTGTGGCGGTGAGTCTTCCCGATGTATTATTGGTGCTTTCGCCGCGACACTGCCAACGATTGAACAAAGGCTTTCCGGTGCTTGAGTTGATGGTAAGATCGATGGTCGGTACGTTTAGAAGCAATGGCCTTCCGCTAGAGGCAAAACAGCTTCCGCCCGTGAGAATGGATGGTTCTGTAGTTGTATTGCAGTCTGCTGCAGCAAAAAGCGTTTGCGGATTGGTTCCGCCCACGGAACTTGGGCCTACGTCCTGCGTTACAGTGCGGCATACCTTAAATCCAGCAGGTCCCTGTGGTCCAGTCGGTCCAGTCGGTCCAGCGGGTCCCCTTGCCCCCACCGGTCCGATTGGTCCAGAGGGTCCTGTTGCGCCTGTGGGTCCAGTCGGTCCTGTCGCTCCGCGATCGCCCTGAGGTCCTTTGATGGAGGAAAGTGGAATCCATGTGCCGCCCGCACAGTTGATCCTTTGCGCTTGATCGTCATACCAGCAACTATCGCCAGGATCTCCCTTGTCACCCTTCGCGCCTTGTGGTCCTGTTGCGCCTGTGGGTCCGATGTCGCCTCTCGGCCCTTGTGGTCCTGTTGCGCCTGTGTCTCCTTTGGAGCCTTGAGGACCAGCCGGTCCTGTTGCACCAGTGTCTCCTTTGAAGCCTTGTGGTCCGACAGGACCGGTTCCTCCGGTATCCCCTTTCAGGCCTTGCGGCCCTGCGGGACCGATGGGGCCGGCATCCCCCTTTAGGCCTTGAAGTCCGATGGGACCTTGTGGGCCAGTGTCGCCTTTATCGCCGCGCAGTCCGCTGCTCGGACCAACCCAGCGACCAGTCGAATCGATCGTCAGGGCTTTGCCGACATAGAGTGAGCGGACGTTAACATCGACCGGCATGTTCACGTTGCCGTTTGCATTGGAGATGATCATGGAAGCCGGGCAATCCTCCTTTGTCTTGCAATCAAAAGGAGCTTTTTTATTGATGCGCAGCGTGAGATCGCCGCCGACCGAGTTGTTCGACACGTTGTCGATCAGGTAGGTGTTGGAGAAAATCGGTTGCTCATTGTCAGAGAAGGGCGGGGTGGTGGTCTGCGCGAACAGGCCCACAGTCAGAAATCCAACTACAGAAAGAAAAATCAGACGAATCGAGTTTGTCATCAGCTTAGGCTGCTCCTATTCCAGCCAGATATTTTTGGGTGAGAACTTCAGTGAAGGTCATGGTTTCAACGACAGGGGTGGGGGTGACGTCGTAAGTCCAGAACGCCTTGCCATCATTGAGATTGCCGGGAGTATTGAAATCTCCATCCGGGATGCATTTGCCGCCTGCAATCGCCCCAAGGCGGGTGAGTTCGTCGAGGTAGGCATTTACGCTTGATGCGACCGCTGAGAAAAGGTTGCTCGTAATCCCGGCCGCCACCGCCCAGCGGTGAGATGCGATGATCGCTTCCCGTATCGCATCGCGGATCCGCACCTTTTGAATCTGGTTGGTCGCAAGGTTGGTTTGATCACCCGTGCCGCGAGCACCCCAGAGTCTCAGACCATCCTGGCGAACGAAGGTCGCCACCTGTATGGCGTTAAGCCGCTGACCCATGGACTGTGGGTCATCGAGAGCAAACGAGATCGGAACGGATGTGCCGAGTGCTCCCTGGACTTCCTGATTGGAAGGCGATCGCCAGAAATCAATGAGAGCGAAGATGCCGGCGGCCGTCGCGCTGGATGGGACGTTCACGATCTTATTGTCTTCGGATACCTTAAGGCGTGGCGATGTAATATAAATGCGTTCATCGCCGTTGAGCTTTCGGAATTTTTCCGCTTCAGCGAAATCATCCGGGCCATCAAGGCAAACGATTGCGCCGAGGCGCTTTCCCATGGATTTAAGCTTTACGGCGATGGGGTTCGCCACTTCATCAGCCATTGATCACCTCAACTGTGGAATTCGTCTTTTTGTTACTGGCTACTGCCATGGGTATCGTCAAAGGCAGCACGGCCGATTGAATTACGGCGGGAAAAGCGTAGCCAAATCCTGGTGCAGCCAGGATCTTGGGTTTAAAGCCCGTCAACGCCTCCGCGTCTTCGAGCTTTTCAATGGCCGCCATGATATCGGCGTCGGAGTCCGATTGAGCGCGAACCACCACAACCGTTGCATCGGTCTGCTCATAGACTCCGCGGAGTGCCTGGTAGAGTGAGCCCTTTGGTCCGCTGGAACCTGAAGGATAGACAGCTTCAAGAGCTGCGTTTTCCTTGAAGAAGACCTCGGGAACAAGGGCCTTGAGAGTCGTGCCTGCGGCCACTGCGGTTCCTACGAGTCCGACGACGGAAGGACTTGGCGATCGTATGGTGCGAACCTCGCCCGAGCCCTCCTTAATTACAATTCCGTGTACATATCCATCAGCCATACTTGATTTCAAAGTCCTTGTTAAAGATGCGTTTAAGAGTTCCGCGTGCCTGTACTGAAACAGCGAGTGCAGCACGGATTGCCAGGAGTTCCCGATCGGTAGGTTTGCGTCCGGCGTCCACCTCAAAGGTGGAAGAGGTGAGGCGAACAAAGCGGGCATCAGGAAAGCCAACCCAGCGAAGGGCCGCGCGAATCGAAGCAATGGTGCCGCGCAGGCGAATGAAGTCAGTGATCTCATCGTTGATACGCGCCGGGTCAATGGCGAAAGGAAGCAGCGGATCAAGCCCATATTCCCAGAGAATTGCATCGCGGATTGCAGGATCCTGGGACAGTCGTATCGAAACGATCGGGGCTGTATCATAGTCGGGGTAGTATTGCCGGATATGAGTCTCGATCATGCGCTTTCCTCGACCGTCAGATCCAGCCGCGTGATGGTCGCGTAGCGATCGGCCTGAACCGGGATGTTTGTGGCAGGCGATTGAAGGATGACCGAGCGGACACCAGGCTGATGGAGTTCACGCACGATCCAGCTCATCGTCGGCGCCCATCCAAGCTTTTTCTGAGCTTCAAAGGACTTTCTGAAGTTCTCCTCGATGCGGGTCTGATAGCTTTTGGCGTAACCGGGCTGGAGTGAGATCACGGCATTGATGGAGAACGGAACGGCCCTTGCTTCGATAAATGTTACGGAATCAAGAGCGGGTTTGACGGTTTCCTTTTTAAACGCATCGGTCAGTGCATTCACGACGGCAGCTTTGAGATCAGCCGCATCCGAGTTGATGAGCACGGAAATCAAAAGTTCACCGTTTGCAGCCTGCACGTAGGCGTCCATGACGGAAGCCGTTCGCGTTGCTCCCGCAGCCGTAAGGGATGCCTCACCGTAAAGAAAAGTCAGGGCCTTATACATGGCTGGGGTGCCAGCGGTGGAAGCTTGATCCTTGGTCCCGCGCATGCGGTCGCGGTAGGCCTCATAACTTTCGCCCGGGCGGATTTTTCCTTTGAAGATAAAGTCAATCTCGTTCGAGAGTTTGACCAGCTGAGCGTATGCTGCGCTATTGATCTTCTCGGTTCCGATAACTTTGTTGAGAGTGAGTTCAACAAGGATGTGATAGATGGGATCGGCGGCGGTCGGTTCGGCAAAGTCCGGGACGATTTTGCGATAGGATTCAGTGAAGCGTTTGAGTGCATCTTTGAATTGTGCCTGAAAGTCCGGTGTTTCGATAATCTGCGGAAGATCCAAGGTCTTAAACTCCGATGATTTTTTGCTCTTTTCCAATGGTGAGCGAGATGAGAATTTCTGAGCCGTTCTTCTGGTCGGTCAGTGTTTGCAGCGTGCTGCCGGGGATGGTGGCTTCGATGCTGTCGGCAAGATCGCCGGTAAGTTCAAGAAGGGATGCGCTCGTGATCGGGGCGGCAATATGCTTAAGATAGTTTGTTCCGTACCACCTCACCATCGGCCTCGATCCCTTTGGTGTTCGTATCGCTCTTCGGACGGCCTGCCTCAGCCAGCCTTCGCCTTCGATGCGCCGGCCGGTGACTTCGTCCATTCCGATCATGTGACCTTTCCGTTGGTCAGTGGGCCATTGGGAGTGGTCCCGGTGACGAGAGAATTGCCAGTAATGTGGCTGATGATAATTTCGGCCACTTTTTTCCAGGCCGCTTTTGCATCACCGCTGGTGGCTGTGGCGGCAGCATGGAGAGCATCGGCCAGTGCGCTTTCAGTGCCTGTGAGTGGCAAGGCTATCCTCCAAATGAGTCCATTTTTGTGGTCATCCCTTGCAGCTCGTTTGCGGCTGGGAGAAGAGGTTGTGGTCCCATCATCGTTGCCGTCTGTGACGATTGAACTGATTTGAAAGCTGCCGAGGTCAGGCCCAGAAACTCGTCTCCCGCCGCGTTGCGGATGGCCGCTTTTTCAGTCTGAAACTCAATGGTTTTGGCTGTGACCTGGAGTTTGTCGGCATCGATGACAATGCTCAGCTCAGAAGGACGGGAGATCAAAAGCGTATGCGTGGTCTGGTCATAGCTGAACGCGAAGCCATCCGAGAAGCGATGAATCTTCACTTTGGGATCGGTGGATGGCGATGGGCGGTCTGCATAGTGAATCGCATGTCCGACCATGCCGCCACTCAATTCGCCACCAGGCGATAGCACCATGACCTGCTCACCAATTTCAGGAAACTCCCAGCTCGACGTTTCGCCGGCGCGCTCCTGCATCACCGTGATCCAGGGAGTATCGAGCGGAAGACTTCCTTCCGAGCCGTCACCATCGGAAAGTCGAACGCGAACGGTTTCGGCTTTTGGATCAACCGCGATGATGCGTCCCGGCCGAAGAAGGTTATTAACCCGCCTTTGAAGGTCCTGGACCACAACGAGAAGCTCTGCGGTCAACTCGTCCATGGAGTCTTCTCCCTGTTGATCCAGACTTCGCGCAGTGGGCCTGGGAACTCGACCGACGGCGGTAGGCGGGGCCTCATGTACTCGATGCAGCAGGTGATGGCAAGGGCGGCAACGCGCACGCTTCCGACCATTTCGTGAGCGAAGTCCACCATGTGAAAGGA